GCCCGCTACGAGCGCGTTGCCCAGATCATGTTCAAGCAGGCCGAAGAGCGCGAGGCGGCGGAGATCGCCCTCCGCGCCGCCCAGGCCGCCGAGCAGGCCGAGAACAGCGCGGGCTGGACCTTCGGCGCCCCCCTCGTGATGGAGGGCTGAGACATGACCCGCACCGAAGCCGAGAAGATCATTGCCGAAAACGAGTTCCTGGGCCGCCTCGCGACCCCCGCCCAGCGCCAGGAGGCCCGCGTCCTGCTGGGCCACCCGGAGCCGCTGGTCGCCCAGTGGAATACCGGCCGCCTCTACCAGCGCGACGGCCAGCGCATCGGCGCCGAGCTGGTGTCCGACCGCAAGGGGGTCCGCATCCTGTTCCGCGACTACAGCCGCATGATCATGACAAAGGCCTTCAGGCGGTCCGCCGTCCCGGTGCCGGTGACGGCGGACCGCCTGAAGGCCTTTGTCATGGCCGCCTACGACCGCAGCGGCGGCTACCGCATGTCGTGCGAGGCCGGGCGCCTCCGGTGGGTGGACTGATCATGGGCAAGCTGACCTTCGACCTCACTGAGGTCGCCACCTACACCCAGGTGATCGCGGAGCTGGTGCGCCAGGGCATCGTCTTTGAGGCCCGCTCCGATGGTTACTACTTCGTTATCACTCTAGATGGAGGCTGCTGACATGACCCGCGTCATCTTCCGCCCCGTGACCAACACCCAGAGGAGCGCCGTCGCCCGCTTTGGGACCGACTGGCAGCTCGCCCACTGGTCCAAGCTGGGCCACCCGGTGACGGTCCGGGGCGTCCCGTCCGTCTTCATCCACCCGGTGGGCCAGCAGTGGGAGGCCCGGTGGGTCGCCCTCGCCCTGGTCGAGCTGGCGGAGCCTCCGGCCGACCCGGAGCCGACCGACGCGGAGCTGGACGCCTGGGCGGCGGAGGCGGAGGCAAACGACCCCACCCAGGCCGACTGGCTGGCCATAGAGGCCCTCCGGCGCCGCCGGGCGGCCCACGTCGCCCGCGAGCTGGAAGGGGTCCAGGCGGGCGCCTGTGACCGCGCCCAGGCCGCCTGGGAGGAGGGGGGCCGCGCCGCCCGCCTGCTGGCGGAGGCGGAGCCGGAGTGGCGCCAGGGCAGCCTCGATCTGGAGGGCTGCTTCCCGGACTACACCAGCTCCTACTGCCGCTGCTGCGACCGTAACGAGCTGGAATGCGACTGCCCCGGCGGCTTCCGCTACTAGCATGACTGGGGCGCACGGGGTGCATAGGTGGTCCCCTTGCACTCCGCCAGCCACAGGGCCATCTCTGGCTCTCGATTAACCCGCTGACCCAGGAGGCCCCGATGGCCCGCATTTACGCCCCCGCCGAGATCGAGAACCCCATCGCCTACAGCAACGCGATTGACGCCCGCATCAAGGCGAACGCCTACAAGACCCGCGCCGCCAAGTGGCAGGCCGCGACCCCCGACCACGTCGAGCTGACTGACGCGATGCGGACCCACCGCTCCGCGTTCGTGGGCAAGATGTACGACAGCCTCGTGGAGTGGGGCAGCCTGACCTCCGGCCAGGAGGCGGCCGTCCGCCGCATCGTCAACGAGGACGCGGCGAAGAAGGCCGAGCGCATCGCCGCCCGCGCCGCCGCCGACGCCTCCTCCGTCCACGTCGGCACGGTGGGCGAGCGCCTGACCCTGGCCCTGACCATCAGCTTCGCGACCTCGTTTGAGACGCAATTCGGCACCATGCACGTGGTCGGCATGAAGGACGCCGCCGGGAACATCTTCATCTACAAGGGCAACAAGCGCCTGGGCGAGCGCGGCGACCCGCTGGAAGGCAAGGCGACCGTGAAGGAGCACGGGGTCCGCGAGGGCGTGAACCAGACCATCCTGGCGAGGCCGACCCTGGCCCGCCCGGCGGCCCTGGTGGCGGCGGAGAAGGCGGCGGAGGAGGCCCGCGTGGCCGCCATCCTGGCCGCCGACGCGGTGGCCCGCGAGGCGTTCCTCGACCTGGGCATGGACGCCACGCCGGAGCAGCTCGAGGCCGAGCAGCTCCGCCGCCTCGCGGTCCGCGCCGCCATCTACGGGGAGGGCTAGGCCATGAAGGTCACCTTCACCCGCGATGAGGTCGGGCCGGAGCACGAGGAGTGCCGGTGGTTCCTCCGCTGCGACAACGTCGCCACCACGGCGGTGCGCCACCCCATCCTGGGGCTGGTGCCGACCTGTGCCCGGTGCGCCGCCCGCGTGGCCCGGAACGTCGAGGAGGCCCGCAATGGCTAACCACACCACCTACGTCAGGGACACGGGCTGGAAGGCCCCCCTGACGGCCCAGGGCCTCGCCCGCCGTCAGGGCTGGAACGACGCCCTCGACGGGGCGCCGCCCGACCGGAGGCTGATGGACCACGCGGACAAGCACGTCGCGATGTCCTACGAGCGCGGGCGCCTGTTCGCTCTCAACGTGATCGCCTCCGGACAGAAGCCTCTGCGCTGGAGGACGACGTCCTCGACGCCCTCGACACTCGGCAACCAGCTCGCCAGGGCGAACGCCCTGGTGGGCCGCGCCACCCCCGCGATCTAACCCAACCAACAGGAGGCCCCGATGGCCCAAGACCCCCACACCCACCCCTGGCAGCTCTTCGTCGTGTTCAAGGACGGCGACAAGACGAAGGACGTCGCGCTGCGGTTCCGGACCGGCTCCGCCGCCGAAGAGGCCCTGGCCCTGCTGCAGGAGGTCGAGCCGGTGCTCTGCCTCCACCTCCTCGATGAGAAGGGCCAGGAGTGGATGCACTGGGACCGCGACCCGAAAGAGGAGGGCCTGTGAGATGGCCGCCTACATCATAATGACCGCGTCGGCCACGATGCCCGCGTCGGTGAAGGCCCGCTACCGGCGGGTGGCGGTCTGCCTCGTGGCGGACCCCGAGAACCCGCCCAAGATGATCAGCCGCCGGGCGCGGGGCATGATCGAGGTCACCCAGACCTGGGAGCGGCTGAACGTCGGCAAGTGCGTTCGTTCCGCCTACGTGCGCGCCCTGCAGCGGGCGGAGGTGGTCTGCAACGAGATGAACGACTACCGCGCCAAGCTGCTGGCGGGGGCGGCGTCGTGAAGCGCCTCTACCTGTCGCGGCAGCAGAAGGCCCTCCTGACCCGCAGCGTCCCCGGCATCTGCATCCGGGGGACGTGGCTGTGGGTGCTGGACGGGGAGCCGGTGACGGCCGCGATTAACGGCGCCCTCAAGAAGGGGTGGATCGAGGCGGACTACTACACCGGGGGCCACGCGGCCACCCGGCCCACCGCCGCCGGGCGCTTCGCCATCCACCTCGACGCGGCGCAGCACGAGCAAGGCACACTCAACTCCGCCCTGGCGCTGGCCAGGGCGAAGGAACTGGCAGAGAAGGAGAAGACAGCGTGAGCTACATCAACCGGGTCACTGTCAACAAGGCGCAACGGTCGCCTGGGCACTGGCAGATCAAGACCAACATAGCAACGATTGACGACCGGTCGGGGCGGCGCCTCGCCCGCCTGCAGCACTACAAGACGTTCCTGGGGACGGAGGCCCAGGCGGAGATGGAGCGATACCGCACACTCTGGGAGGCGCGCGGCAAGCCGGAGGCCAGCTCCGCCCCCGTGCCAGACGGGGACGAGACGGTCGGGAGCTACGCCGCCCGGTGGCTCCTGGCGCGGGAGGCGGACCGGAAGGAGATCGAGGCCGCCGAGACGGAGCGCGCCCGGCGCAACCGGGTATACCTCTACGTGGTCCCCGCCTGGGGCCACCTCCAGCTCTCGACGCTCCGGCGGGGCGAGATACTGGGCGGCGCCCAGTGGCTGGGGAGCCAGCTCTCCACCCGGACCGGCGAGAAGCTGACGCCGACCACGGTGAAGCACGCCCTGCTCACGCTCCAGGCCGTGGTGGAGGCCGCCGCCGAGCGCGGTGGCGCCAGCCTCCTGGCTTGCGACTTCGACGGCGTGAAGCGGACGCTCCTTGCCCAGACGTGGTGATCGGAGCAGCCTGTAGCCTGGGAAAACAAAGGCCCCCCGGTGTGAGCCGGGGGGCCTGACCCGGTTGGCGCCGGGGTATCACGCAAGGAGCATTGCGCTGTGTCTGAGCATACAAGGGACGGGACTGGTGTCCATGCCAGTGACAAGGGCGTGAAAGACGCGCCACAGGAGCCTCAAGGCGGCCCGCCCAGGCCCCTGGTGGAGGAGTGGACCCAAGGGACCAACCTCACGCCGGAACACCCCCTGGGGCGCCTGATGGGCCAGGAGAGGTGGTGTGTGTGGCGGTGGGTGAGGAAAGGCTCCGGCAAGTGGACGAAGAAGCCGGAGCGGCCCGCGCCGGAGGGCCAGGGGTGGGGTCTGGCGACCAACAAGCCGGGCGAGGGACGGAGCTACGAGGCGGCCCGCGCGGCCGTGCTGCGGGGTGACGCGGACGGGGTGGGGTGGCTGCTGCTGGGGGAGCCGGAGCTGGTGTGGCTCGACCTCGACAAGTGCCGCGACGTGAAGACGGGAGTGTTGGACCCGTGGGCCACCGCCGTGCTGCAGCGGATCGGCAAGTGCTACATGGAGCTGACCCCCTCCGGCACAGGCGTGCGCGCGGTCGGCAAGGCGGAGGACATCCCCCACGAGGGCCAGACCAGGGTGGACATCCGCCGGGTGCTGGCGGGCGCTGGCCCATACCAGATCGCGGAGTGGGGCGGCGTGCGCGAGGCACGCGAGGGCGCGGCCATCGAGGTATTCCATAATTGTGCGCGGTTCGTAACGGTCACCGGGGCGTGGTCGCAGCTCACCATGCCCGGCGGCACGCGGCGGCCCACACCAGGGAAGGCGGGGCTATGAGCGAGGACGTGGAGCGCACGCTCGACGCGGAGCTGGGGGCCTTCGCCCTGGAGCTGCAGGGCATGGCCGCCGCCCAGAAGGGCGGGAGGGTTGGCGCCAACGGGGCCGCGCCGGGAGGGGGAGTGGAGCAGGCGCCCATCGAGGACGTGGTCGCGGCCCTGGCAGTGATCCCCAACGGGGACGGGTGGGACGACGGGTGCGGGTGGGACGATTGGAACACAATCGGAATGGCTGCCTGGCACGCTACCGGCGGGAGCGCGGACGGGTATGAAGCGTGGTCGGCCTGGAGTGGACGGTGCGCCGACAAGCACGACGAGCTGGCGTGCCAGGAGCGGTGGACGCACTGGGGCCGCTCGCCGCCCGCGCGGGTGGGGATCGGCAAGCTGGCGATCCTCGCCAAGCGAGCGACCAGGGGGGCATGGCGCCAGCCATCGGCGGCGCCGGAGAAGGAGTTCGACCGTGACGAAGAGGCAATGGAAGGTGATGCTGGCGGAGTACCTCGTGCCCGCCGCCCTGGTGGCGCTGGCCGCAGCGGCGGCAGCCTGGGTGCTGACGTAGGGGAGGGGGACGGCGAGGAGCTGTCGGCCTTCATGAGACTGGCGGCGCGGGTGGTCTACGTGAAGGGCCTGCACCGGTTCTTCGACGTGGTGGACCGGACGATGATGGACGAGGCGAGGCTGTGTGTGGAGGCAGGGAGAATGGGCGTGGAGGGGTTCGCGGTGAAGGGGAAGAACGGGGTCGTGGCGCAGCTCGTGGGCCACCCAGGAGGCGTTTTAAGGCACGCCCAGGGGGTGACGATGCGGCCGGGTCAAGGCCTACTGGTGCAGGAGGAGGAGGGCGTGTGCGTCAATCTGTGGCGCCCTACGGAGCTGGTCCCGAAGGGGGGCAGGGGGGACGCGAGCGCGATCCCGTGGGAGGCCCACGCCGCCCGCCTGATACCCAACGAGAAGGACAGGCGGCGGGTGCTCGACCGCATGGCGTTCGCGCTCCAATACCCCGGCGTCAAGATCAACAGCGCCCTGGTCCTGCTGGGCGGGCAGGGCACGGGGAAGGACACGTTCCTCGACCCGTTCTGGGCCGCCGTGGGGCGACATAACCTGTCGGTCGTGCCTGGGTTACAGGTCGGCGGGGACTTCAACGAATACATGCAGTCCGCGTGGCTGCTGATCTCCGAGATGCCGTCCTTCAGGAAGCGGTCGTCGTATGAAGAGATCAAGGCGGTCCTGACCACGCCGCCCGACAAGCTGCGGATCAACACCAAGGGCGTGTCGGCCTACCAGATACCCAATGTGCTCAACGTCATTGTCACCACGAACCACGAGGACGCCATCGCCCTGGCGGACGACGACCGGCGCTTCGACGTGGTCGAGACAGCCAAGGCGGGCGACGACGAGCACTTCGCGGAGCTGTATGCGTGGCTGGACCACGGCGGGCGCGAGGCCGTGATGGGGTGGCTGCTGGCGCGGGACGTGGCGGGGTTCAACCCGAAGGCGGCGCCGCCCATGAGCCGGGCCAAGGCCGTCATGACCAGGGAGGCGGAGCCTGCCGCGATGGGCTGGGCCAGGGGCCTGTGGGGGCCTGACGGACCCATGTCGGGGCGCGTGCTGGTCACGCTGGACGAGCTGGTGGAGCTGGCACGACGGGGCTACTGGGGTGCAGGCGACATGGCTCGCGGGCACCGTTTGATCGCGCAGCTCCAGAAGGCGCTGGTCGCGGACACGTGGCGGACGACCGGCGTGCAGATACTGGAGGCGGACGGGAGGCCGCGAGTGTGGGCGCGGGAGGCGGTCGAGCTGTATGCCCAGATGGAGCCGAAGCTGCTGCGGACTAAGCTGGAGGAGGACCGAAAGCGTAGCGCGGGCAGTGAGTTCTGAGCTAGTCGGTGCGTTGCGTGCAAGGACACGGGGCTGCACAGCACACAGGGGCTGCACAGGGGTCGCACAAGAGCTGTGCGGCCTTTTGCGTATTTGGACCAGTGGGTTGCAGGCGTTCCGCACAATGCACACCAGTAGTTGGGGTATACACGGAAAATCAATACGATATACGCTATTACGTATACGTTATATATGTATAGACGCGCGGAAAATAGGTGTGTGCAATGTGTGAGTGTGCAGATGACCCGGCGGAGCTGGGGCGCAAGGCGGAGCGTGAGCGGGCCAGGATCGAGCGGGCGGCGAAGCGGCAGCAGCGTGAGGCGAGCCGGGCGGAGAGCGGGTGGACGGTGCTTGGGATCGACCCTGGCAAGGGCGGAGCGGTCGCGCTGATCCGGTGCTGGTGGGGGAGGGACAGGCCGCAGCTCGACGCCGTGGGCGAGGCGGTGGACAGCCGCCGGGTGCGGCAGCTCGTCCCGGAGGCGGACCTCGTCGTGGTGGAGGGCCAGCAGGCCAGCCCGCAGATGGGCGTGGTCGGGGCCTTCAGTTTGGGGAGGGCCACAGGGAGGCTTCAGGAGGCCGTGGAGGCGGGGCTGAGGGGGAGGGCGGTCGAGGTATGGCCAGCGAGGTGGAGGGCGTCCTACGGGCTGCGTGGCGGCCCTGCGGGCAAGGCGGAGGGGGTGGGTCTGGTCGAGCGGCTGCTGGGGACCGACGCGGTGCATCGGCACGACGAGGCGGACGCGGTGCTGCTCGCGTGGTGGGGCTGGCGTCATGTTTTGCTTGCGGACGCCAGTCTCACGCAGCAAGGTGCCGTTTCATGTGGTGAAACTAGGAGCTAGAAGGTAGTGGGTGCGCTGCGTAGTCCGAGACGGGAACACTTCTGCCTGCTCATCGCCCAGGGCAATCTGGCCACGCCTGCGGCCAGGAAGGCCGGGTTCAAATACCCGGATAAGGTGGCGTCCCAGATGATGCGGCAGCCTGCGGTCAAGGCCCGGATCGCGGAGATGTCCGAGCGGGTGGACATTGAAAAGGCGAAGGAAATTGTCCGGGTGAACGCGCCGACCAGGGAGTGGGTGCTCAAGGAGCTGGTGGATCAGGTGGAGCACGCCAAGCTGGCCAGCGACAGGGGCGCCACGCTCAAGGGGCTGGAGCTGGTGGGCAAGGAGATCGGGATGTTTGTCCAACGCTCAATGGCAATCGAAAGTCCGCTGGCGAGGCTATCGGCCGACAAGCTGCTCGCGCTCCTCGCCCTCGTTGACGAAGCGGTAGGATCGGAGCAGGTAACGATACCGAAGGGCAACGTGACCGCCGCGCCGCTGACCATCGAACACCAGCCTGTGTCGAGTGTGGGGTCTAGTGTGGGGACCGAGGAGGCAGGGGGTGCAGATGGCCAATGATATCAAGGGGTTGCATCGTGCGCGTGGCGTCCACCACGAACGCCAACCCATCTCGTTGCGATGGGCGATACAACCTGGGGTTGCGTTATACAACCCTGGGTTGCATAGGCCAGGACGTGACGCTGACGGATCGTTCCGGCCCCCCGGCAGGGGGGTGCCGGGGGCGGGATGCGTGAACGCAGTCCCATCCACCCAAACTCCACTCTCCCACCGTAATAAACAGAAAGCCAAATTTTGGCGCGGCCCTGTGGGGGCTGTTTCGCAATGGTAACGGTAGTCGACCAGCTCCGCTCCGACCCTGTCGCGCTCAAGGCGTTGCGCCAGGAGACGAAGCGGCTCCTCTCCGAGCGCACCATCGAGCTGTATACGCCCTACCCCAAGCAGGAGGCCTTCCACGCCCACGGCGCCCTGATGCGCGAACGGTTGCTGATGGCGGCTAACCAAGTGGGAAAGACGTATTGTGCGGGTGCGGAATGTTCATACCACCTCACTGGTGAATATCCGGTCTGGTGGCAAGGGAAGCGTTTCAGCGATCCGGTCGCCGGGTGGGCCATCGGCGTCTCCTCAGAGCTGACCCGTGATAGCTGCCAGCGTATATTGTTCGGCCGCGCCAGCTCGCCCGGCACGGGGCTGGTCCCCCGCCGCCTCATCAAGGGGTCCACCTCCGCCAGGGGCGTCAGCGAGGCCCTCGACACCGTTTCGGTGCAGCACGCCTCCGGCGGTGTCAGCACCATCGGGTTCAAGTCCTATCAGCAGGACCGGGAAAAACTCCAGGCCGAGACGCTCCATTTCGTTTGGATGGACGAAGAGCCACCTTATGACATCTACAGTGAAGCGGTAACGCGCACGAACGCAACGAACGGCATCATCCTTCTGACGTTTACCCCGCTTGAAGGCATGTCGGACGTGGTCCGCCTGTTCTACCCCAAGCCGACCACCCCGGACCGCGCCCTGGTGCAGATGACGCTGGAGGACGCCGCACACTTCTCGGAAGAGCAACGAAACCGCGTCAAGGCGTTCTACAAGCCGCACGAACGTGAGGCCCGGACAAGGGGCATCCCGCAATTAGGCTCCGGCAAGGTGTTCGCGGTCCCCGAGAGCGCATACACGATCGATGCCTTTTCGATACCACGTCATTGGCCGAAGATCATAGGCATAGACTTAGGGTTCGACCACCCTTTCGGTGCCGTCATGCTCGCACATGACCGCGAGGCGGACGTGGTCTACATCACCCAGGCCTTCTCCGTCGCCCAGAACACCGTCGCCCAGCACTGCCAGATACTGCGCGGCTGGGGCCACGGCATACCCGTGGCGTGGCCCCACGACGCGGCCTCCCACGACCGCACCTCCGGCGACCCGATGGCCGAGATTTACCGCCGGAACGGGTTGCAGATGCTTTTCGAGCACGCGACCTTCCCGGAGGGCGGGTATGGGCTGGAGGCGAGCATCGCGGACATGATCGACCGCCTGGAAAGCGGCAGGCTGAAGATATTCAACCACCTCACCGACTGCCTTGACGAGATCAGGAACTACCACAGGAAGGAGGGCCGCCCGGTGAAGCAGCACGACGACATCGTCTCGGCCATCCGTTACGCCCTCATGATGCTGCGCTACGCCCGGCTGCCGCCCAGCTCCCGCTCCGGCCCCATCAAGCGGGGCCTCCGCGTCGTTTGAGCCGAAACCTGTTCACACAGGTAGCTGTGTGGGCAAGTTTCACGCTTTGTTCCCCTTCCCAGGCGGGACACGCACTGAGTGCGTGTCCGACTTTCGCCATTTGCCCCTCTTGACAGCCTCCCGGCACGCGAAAACAAGGGCTTCCCAAGACCACCTCCGGTTGTGTAGAACGCCCCGTGTCAACTAGGGGTGGATTGTCTCATGGCGCGATCCCCGCGCTCTAAAAGCTCCCGCTCCGACCCGCTCGATGACGAGGAAATCCTCGCGATTGTGCGCGCCTACCGCGAGGACGCCGCCAATTATGCCGATGACACGCTAGGCCCGGACCGGGAGCGGTCATTCGCTTATTACGAGGGCGCGGTCCTCAACGACGACGGCACGCCCGAGCATCTGGAGCCGGGCCGCTCATCCACGGTTGTGCGCGAGGTCGCGGACATCATCCACACCATGCTGCCGGGGATCATCCGCGTCTTCGCGGGCGGCGACAAGGTCGTGGACTACGAGCCAAATTCCGCCGAAGACATCCCCCAGGCCGAGCAGGCCACCGAATACATACAATACCTCCTCAACGCGGACGGGAATAACTGGTTCGCGACACTATACGACAGCGTCCACGACGCCCTCCTCAAGAAGATCGGCGTCATAAAGTGGGCGTTTGAGGAGACGCACAAGGTCGAGGAGTTCGACTATACTGGGATCACGATGCTGCAATTCATGCAGCTCGCCTCCGATCCCGAGATCGAGATACTCTCCCAGGAGCACACCGCAGAGGACACTGCCGTCCTGGCCCCACCCGGCGGGGACAGCTCCGGTGCCACGCCCCCTGCCCCCCTCCCTGGAGGTGGTCCCGCTCCACCCCCTCCGGGCGGCGGACCCCCCGCGCCTCCCGCTCTTCCCGCTGGTATCAATTCACCCGCGATGGGTGGCTCGATGGGACAACCAGGGCCGGGTGCTCAGGGACCGAATGGCGCGGGGGGAATGCCCCCAGGGATGCCCCCTGGCGGACCGCCCCCACCAGAGGGCCTGGAGGCGTCTCCAGCGCCCCCAGGCGGGCCACCGGGCATGGAGCCACCACCTCCGCCCGGCGGGCCTCCTGGCGCCCCTGGAGGGCCGCCTGCGCCCCCTTCGCCGGGCGCGGTGGGCGGCCCTCCGGGCGGGCCTCTCCCCCCTGGCGGACCGCCCGGCCTGTTCTCTCCGGGCGCCCCCATGCCCCTCACCGACTGCCGGGTCCGCCGCACCCGCCAGAGGCGAATTCTCAAAGTGATGGCGGTCCCGCCAGAGGAATTCCTGATCTCGCGCGAGGCCAGGGACGTCCTGACCGCGCGCTACGTGGCGCACCGGACCACGCCGACCGTCTCGGAGCTGATCGAGCGCGGGTATGACCGCGAGCTGGTGGAGGAGCACGCCAGCCCCGACGCGGAGGCCCGCAACGAGGTCCGCTCCAGCGAGGCGCGGCAGCGCAACAAGGGCCTCCGTGACGGCGACCCGGACGGCGGCCCCGACATCTCCACGTGGCGCGTGCCCCACACCGAAGCGTGGGTCCGCCTGGACGCTGACGGCGACGGGGTGGCGGAGCTGCACCGCATCTGCACCGTGGGCCACGACAGCCCCGAGATCGCGTCGGACGAGATCGACGCCGAGGCGCCCTTCGCCGTCCTCAATGCGATCCGATTGCCCCACGCCGCTGTCGGCTACGCGATAGCGGACCAGACGATTGACTTGCAGGACATCAAGACATCAGTCCTGCGCTCGATCCTCGACAGCCTCGCCCAGGCGATATTCCCCCGGACGGCGGTGGTCGAGAACGCGGTCACGATGGACGACGTGCTCAACAACGAGGTCGGCGCGATCATCCGGATGCAGGCGCCCGGCATGGTCCAGCCGCTTGCGGAACCATTTATCGGCGGCCCCGCTCTACAGGTTATGCAATATCTGGACGAGATGCGGGCGCAACGGACCGGCATCTCCCGCCAATCGCAAGGCCTGGACGCGAACGTCCTGCAGAGCACGACGAAGTCCGCAGTCTCCGCCAGCGTCGAGGCCCAGCAGGACCGCGTCGAGCTGATCGCGCGGACGTTCGCGGAACTGGGGATCAAGGACGTCTTCAAGGGCCTCCTCCGTTACGTTATCCGCCATCAGGACAAGGCGCGCGTGGTCCGCCTCCGCAACCAGTGGGTGTCGGTCGATCCGCGCTTCTGGGACGCGGAGATGGACGTCAGCGTGAACGTCGGCCTGGGGCGCGGGACCGACGAGACGCGCATGGCGTTCCTGGCGACTATCGGCCAGAAGCAAGAGCAAGTCCTGCAGATGTTCGGACCCGGCAACGCCTTAGTGTCCATCGGGCAACTCCGCGAAACCTACGCCGAGATGCTCCGGATCATGGGGTTCAAAAACCCCGACCGGTTCTTCAAGGTGGTCACGCCGGAGCAGGAACAGATGCTCCAGCAGCAGATGGCCCAGAATAAACCGCCCGACCCCAACCAGATGCTCGCGGACGTCGAGAAGGAGAAGACCAAGGCCAAGACGCAAGTGGACATGGCCCAGCAGCAGCTCGACCTCGCCAAGGCCAAAAACGACGACGACTTCAGGCGGGACCAGCTCGACGCGGACGTCCTGCTGCGGGCGGCCGAGATACAGGCCAAGTATGGCACCCAGGTCGATGTCGCATCGATCAAGGCGGCCCTGGACACCGACCGCGACATCCTGGCCCAGCAGCACGAGGCCCAGATGCAGCAGCTCAAGCAGCAGGGCCAGATGCAGAGCCAGGACGCCGACCTCCGGGGCCGCCTCCAGCAGGCCGCGATGGGCCACGTGGCGGGCGCCGCCATGAAGAACGCCGACATGCAGAACCAGGGCGACATCGCCACCCAGCGCGCCAACACCCAGGTCCGCACCGGCCTGATCCGGGAGGCCCTCCGGGCGCCCCCGATGGGCACCCCGCCCGGCGCGAAGCCTAACGGCGCGGGCGGCCCCGCCCTGCCCCCGATGGACCCAGGAGGCCCGGAATGAGCGGCACCACCGGCACCGTCCTCGACCCCCGCATCGCGGAGCTGCTGAAGTCCTACAGTCAGCAGTCGGCGGAGGACCGCCAGAACGGCTACGCCCGGTTCATGGGCGGCGCCTTCGCCCCCGACGCGGGCGCCCCGCCAGTGGCCCCAGGGACGCCCTACACCGGCCCTCAACCCATGTTCGCGGGCGCCTACAACACGCTCTCCCCGGCCAATTTCGCCGCCCACAACGCCAGCCTGCAGGCGCCCGACCCCAACTGGGTCGCGCCCCAGCAACAGCAGCTCCCCGGCCTGATGGACAGCGATGCGGAGGCAAGGAAGCTGTTTGATCCCGACCGCCTCAGAGGCGCCTGGAGCGGGGGCGAGGGCGGTGGCGGCAACGGGGGAGGCCAGCGGTGACGCCAGACGGCGCCCTCCTCGACCAGCCCCAGGCCTGGGGCGGCTCCCTCTTCGGGGACACGCCGCAGCCCGGCGGCGACTGGCGCGACACCGTCGCCCCGGAGCCGTCGCAGGCCCAGGCCTGGGACGTCAACTCCAAGGAATACCGCGACTGGCTGGAGCGCGACCGCCAGCGCCAGATCGCACTCGGCTACCTCGACCCCGAGACGGGGCAGATGACCGACGCGGGCCGGGACGCCCAGCGCGAGGCGATCACGGGCGGGTTCACCCCCGGCGACGTCGGTGCCGCCGCCGGGATGATCAAGGCGTGGCACGGCAGCCCGCATATCTTCGACCGTTTCGACTTCAGCAAGATCGGGACCGGGGAAGGCAATCAGGTCTTCGGCCACGGCGGCTACATCGCCCAGGCGCGAGCCGTGGCGGAATACTACCGGAACGCCCTGTCGAAGGCGCGGGGCCTCACCGGGGACATCACCATCGACGGGGTCCGCATCCCGCGCGAGCAGGCGACCAGGGGGCAGCAGCTCGCGGGCGGCGCGCTGAAGTGGACCGACCCGGACCACGTCCTGTCGCAGCTCAAGCCGACAGATTTCACTCCCGGCCCCGCCATCGAGGAGGCCCGCCAGCTCCTGTCCCAGGGCCGCGTCGGCCGGGCCGAGCCGGGCGCCCTGTATGAGGTCGGGTTCGACGCGGAGCACCCGCAGCTCCTCGACTGGAACAAGCCCCTGTCGGCACAGTCCCCGGAGGTGTTGGCGAACCTCGAGCGCACCGGGTGGATGGGCAAGGCCCGCCAGTATTTTCAGGATAACCGGAAGCTCTTCCCCAATCCGACCGGCGAGGACTTCCACGACTACCTCACCCACGGCCCCCCGAAGATCAAGGCCAAGGCGGTAGCCCAGCGCCTCGACAAGGCCGGTGTGCCTGGTATTCGTTACCTTGATGCATCTTCTGTCCGGGAGGGCGGCGGGACCAGCAACTTTGTGGTCCTGAACGACAAGAAGCTGCAGATCATGCGGATGCTGGGCCTCGCGGGGACCACGGCGACCGGCGCGGGGGCGGCGTTGCCCAGCCTATTTGGTGATGACCCGGAACAAGGGGGTTTACTGTAATGGGCCTCCTCATGCCTGACGAAGAGGACGAGCTGCTCCGGCGTTACGCCAGCAACCCCATCGGCACCAGCCGCATGGGCGAGCAGTCCATGTATGGCAGCGACGGCCGCCCCTTCGACCCCCTGGTGGGGACCGGCGAGCCGGGGCAGGCCATGCTCACCGAGAGCCAGCGCGAGGCGATCAAGCAGGGGTCCATCGAGCTGTTCCAGCAGGCGGCTATGGCGGCGCCCGGCGCGCGTGGCCCCCAGGCGCCCGGCGCCCCCGGCGGCCCGGTCACGGCGGCCCGCGTCAGGACGGCGGCGGCGGGTCCGGACGGGTGGCCGGTCGGCTACCGCCCTGGCGGCGGGCGCGGCGGGGTCCGTGGTGGCGCCCCCTACACCTCCGCTCCCGACCCGGTTGCCCCTGGCGACGAGGGCCTGCTTGGCCCCGCTCCGGAGCCGCCGCTCTACGACGTCGGCCACAACCAGTCGCCCTACAACATCAAGACCGGCAAGCCGAAGGCGGGCATGACGGTCGGCAAGATGGGCGCCAACAGCGACACCCAGCTCGCGGACATCGGCATCCCCGCCTACCACGAGATCGTCCCGTCGCTGGCCACCGGCCCGCTGGACCCCGAGAGCCTGAAGTCAGGCAGCCCGGTGCGGCCGGGTCAGGTGATGGACCTCTCCAACACGTGGCAAGACCCCCGCCTTCCGGGGTCCGGTCCCGCCGACCGGATCGACCCCAACGCCGGAAAGCGCCGGGGCCTGCCGGAACATATCCAGCAGATCACCACGGACCCGGAGCTGCGGGCGAAGCTGCGGACCGCCGCCGAGGCGGGCATCAAGGCGGGCGGCGCCTACTGGTACAACGCGGAACCCCTCCGGGCGCAGTTCATCTCCGAGCTGGGTCCGCAGGAGGGCGCCAAGCAATTCGACCGCTACATGAGCCTGATCTCCGCCGTCTCGGCGGGGTCGGAGGTCGGCCAGAACGTCAGGACGGCGAGCTACTACCTGAACCGCGAGCGGGCGGGCGACCCGGTGCAGCACCCGAAGACGGAGGGCGGCCCCGAGAAGCCATACGGCCACAAGCTGCAGAACACCCAGTTCTGGGGCTACCGGGACATCACCGACCCGGCGATGTTCCGCGATGACGCCTGGAAGCCGGGCAAGATGCCCCCCGACGCGCGCAACCCGGACCCCGATGTCCGCCTGGGGAGCACGAAGCTCGACAGCCAATACCGGCCCAAGCGGTGGACCTTCGGGGAGAACCTGTCGGGGTCGCAGGAGGGCGTCACCGTAGACAAGCACAACATGCGTTTGATCGGGATGCTGTCGCAGAACCCCAACATGCTCAAGACGACGGAGGCGGCCGACGCCGACTACGAAGACCTGGGCGTGAAGAAGGGCGACAAGCGGAACTGGCAGAAGGAGGTGCTGGAGGGCCGCATCCCGATGTCGGAGGCGATCAAGTACCCGCATATGTGGAAGGACGTCCCGGAGGCGGCCCACTACGGCGCTCTGGAGAAGATGCAGCAAGACCTCGCCAAGGAGATGGGCATCAGCCCGGCGCAGCTCCAGGCGGCCCTGTGGGTCGGCGGCGGGCGGGTGACCGGCCTGAAGAGCCTCCCGACCTCGTTCATGGGGATCGTGGAGAACCGCCTCGCCCGGACGGCGGCGGAGCGGGGGATCGAGCCGCGTGACGCACTGAAGGAGTTCATCCGGGGTGGCCGCGCCCTCCTCACGCCCGCAGGCCTGACGGTCGGCGCCGGGCTGGGCGCGGGCGGCATGGAGGGCCTGCTTGGCCCCGGCACGCCGGAGGAGCGGAACTACTGATGAAACACCCCCACAGCAGCCCCCACGTTGCCCTGGAGAGGGCACAGCAGGACGCCCTGGACGCCCAGGCTACCCTGGAAGACCCCGGCCTCCGTGCGGCCTTTAAAAGCCTGCAGGAGCGTTATCAGGCGGGCTTCCAGCGGACCGCCCCGGACGACAAGGCCGGGCGGGAGGTTTGTTACTTCATGCTGCGCGCCCTCGACGCTCTGGCGACAGAGCTGGCGGGGCGGGCGGCGACCAAGGAGCTGGCCGAGCGGAGCTACCGCCGGGCACTCCGCAACGAGGAGAACATGCAATGAGTGCGACCACCACACCCGGCACCCCGGCGGCTACGGATGCCGGATCGGGTATGGCGTCGGCGGAGACTGCCATCAGCCGCATCCTGGCCCGCGACAGCGGACAACCGGGCAGGGCATCGAGGCAGGACGCACCACGCCAAGCGCCCGCCCCCAGGGGGCAGGATCGCGGGGCGCCGCCGGAAGCCGAAGCCAATCCTGTTGAGGCGTTGCACAGCGACGAGGAGGAGGCCCCCGAGGCCGACGACGAGGAGCTGCCTGAAGAGGGAGAGGCGGAGGAACCGGAGGAAGAGGAAGCCGAAGGGGAAGAGGCGCAGGCTGAACCTGTCTTCACCATCAAGATCAATGGCAAGACAGAACAGGTTCCGCAGAGCGAGCTGCTCAGAGGTTACCAGCGCCACCGGGACTACACGCAGAAGACGATGGCATTCGCTGAATACCAGCGGGCCTTCGCGGAGCACGAGCAGGCCGTGCGGGTCGAGCGCGCCCAGTATGCGGAGCTGATCCCAGCTCTGATGCAGCGCATCCAGACCCTGACGGAGCCTAACATCGACTGGGACCGCCTCTACAACGAAAACCCCCACGCCTACGTGCGGGAGTTTGCCAAGCAGCAGGAGCGTCAGGCGCAGCAGCAGGCTGCTGCCGTCGAGATGCAACGGGTGCAGCAAATCTCAGAGCAGGAGGCACGCCAGGAGCGCGCCCACCTTCTTCGCCGTGAGCGTGAACTCGTTGGCGAGCTGGTGCCAGCCTGGAGGGACGAGGCCGCCTGGACAAAGGCCAAGACGCAGGCGAGGGAATACGCGGTCGATCTCGGCTACACCGACGCCGATATCCGCACTGTGACGGACCACAGGGCTGTAATGATCCTGTGGCAAGCCGCCCAGTATGCCGCGATGGCCAAGAGAGGCCGCGCCCTCCCGTCGCCCGCTCCGGTCCCCCAGGCGGCCCCGCCGTCCCCCGGCCCGCACCCGCTCCGGCGGCGCGTGACGGAACACACCCGAGCCAAGCAACGCCTCGCCCAATCCCACAGCATCCACGACGCGGCTGCTGTCATCCGTGGCCTCCTTTGAGGGACAATCACCATGCCTAAAGTCACAAACGCCTTCACGACCTATCAGGCGAAGGGCAATCGCGAGGACTTGGCTGATGCCATCTTCAACATTGATCCTGTCGATACCGTATTCATCTCGATGTCGCAGACCCGGTCGCTGAAAAACGTCATGTTCGACTGGCAGACCGAAAAGCTGCCAGCGGTGAACCAGAACAACGCCGACGTGGAAGGCTTCCAGCTCACCCGCGCGGCGTCCCAGCCGACCGTCCGCATCCACAACATCGCCCAGATCAGCCACCGCGATGCCACCGTCTCGGGCACCCAGGACAACGTGGACGCGGCGGGCAAGTCCGGGGAGATGTCCCACCAGATCGCGCTTAAGGGCAAGGCCCTGAAGCGGGACATGGAGGCGGTCCTGCTGTCGGGGCAGGCCTACAACGCGGGCGTGGACGACACGGTCGCGCGCACCACGCGCGGCATGGAGCACTGGATCACGACCAATGCTTTCTATGGCGCAACGGGTGCAAACCCCGTGTCGGAGACTGCGCCGATCACTCCCGGCACGCCGCGCCAGTTCAGCGAGATGATGCTGGCCGACGCCATCCAGCAGACCTACGATGGCGGCGGCGAACCCGACATCCTCCTGATGGGCAGCTACAACAAGCGGGTCTTCTCGACCTTTATTGGTCGGCGCAATTCCCGCGTGGCCATCGACCAGGGCGACATCGACGCGGCGGCCGACTTCTATCTGTCCGACTTCGGGGAGATCAAGGCCCTGCCGTCGCGCTACATCTCCAAGCCGACCGTGATTGGGTGGGACAAGGAATACACCAAGGTCGCCTACCTCCGGAAGATGGAGAAGATCGACATCGGAACGATCGGTGACGCGACCACCAAGATGATCCTGTCCGAGTATGGGCTGGAGATGTCGAACGAAGCGGCACACTTCAAGATCGCCGACCTGACCTACAGCGGTCCGATCACGCTCCCGACCGGGACCGCGTTGATGTCCGTTCCGGGCGCCCAGATCGGCGGCGCGTATGGGACGGCGGCTACCGGCCTGGAGCCGGGGCAGACGGCGGGCGAGGCCAAGGCGGAGGCCAAGGCCGAAGCCGACGCCAAGGCGAAAGCCAAGGACGACAACGGCAAGCACGGCAAGGGCGCCGGGTTCTGACAGAAGGGCGGCGGGGGCAACCCCGCCGCGTCCCCTCATGGGCCTCAAGATACTCCTCGACGCGTGGGGCGGCATCATCCGCTCCATCGAGACGGCGCCTGGGAACGATGGCGAGCTGATCGTCAAGGACGAGCAGGACGCGTCAGCGATCCTGCGCGCCAACAGCCGGGACGCCGACGTTGACCAGACCGGCAGTCACTTCCGGCTGGTGGCGCGCGTGCCTAAGCCGATCTGGGACTTGGCGGCGCGTGAAGGCTGGGTCCACGACATGACCAAATGGAAGGCGTTCCTGAACGACCCCGACAACAAAGCGTTCCGCATCTGGCCAGGGAGGCTGTAATGGCGTTGCAGGACTACAACGACCTCCTGACCGCGATCCCGCGCTGGCTGAACAAGCGCGCCCTGGACGGCATGGCGGCGGACTTCATTGCGCTGACCGAGAGCGACTTCCAGTCCAAGCTCCGGACCCGCGAGATGATGGTCACCGTCGAGGCGCCGGTCACGTGCGCGTCGGTGAACCTCCCGCTCGACTGGCTGGACGCCACGCGCCTCTGGATCGGCGGCTCCCCGAAGGCGCTGGACTTCGTCACCCCCGACACGATGCCGGAGCTGCGGGCGCGCTACGGCGGCGCGGAGGGCGTGCCCACCCACTACGGCCTGATCGACAACGTGATCGAGCTGGTGCCGGTCCCGGCCAGCGAGTGCTCGTTGTGGATGACCTACTACGCCAAGGTGCCGACCCTGTCGGTGGACGCGCCGACGAACTGGCTCACCCAGAGGGACATCGGCGTCTACCTCTACGGCGCCCTCGTCAGGGCCTCCCCATACCTGATCGATGACGCCCGCGTGGCGGTGTGGAACAACGAGTTCAGCGGGCGCGTGCAGGCCCTCAACGCGGCGTCCCAGGTCGCCCTCCACTCCGGCGGCCCCCTGGTGCGGCGCCACCGGGGATATCGGTCTGGCTACCGTCCTGCGGCCTGGGGGGCGGTGGTGTGAGCGGCACCCTCCTCACCTACGGCGCATTCTCGGACTATCTGGAGAAGGCCCTCCTGAAGCACGTCTTCGGGGCCACCGCCTACACGCGCCCTACAGCCCTCTACGTGGCCCTCTATACGACCGCCCCATCCGACATCAACCCCGGCGCCGAAGTGCTCTCAGCGGGCGGCTACGCCCGCGTATTGGCCACGTTTGTCGCCGCCCCCGACCAGCCTGACGGCAGCTCCGCCATGTGGAACTCGACCGTGCTGCAATTCCCGGTGGCCACCGCCGACTGGGGCATCGTGACCCACTGCGGCGTCACCGACGCCGCCACGGCGGGGAACATGCTCGCCTGGGGCCAGCTCGCGGTGCAGAAGCAAGTGGACCTGGGGGACGCGGTCAGGTTCGCGGCCAATCAGTTCATGATCGGCCTGCAGTAGATGGCCTACGGCACCCGCCCCTACGGCATCTGGGCCTACTCCTACGGCCCCTACTCGACGTGGCGTCAGGTCGAGCTGGGCGGCGTGGTGCTGGAAGGCGTGAGCGTGAGCGTGTCGATGCTGTCGCTGCCGGTCACCCACCTGATCGCGGCCACGGTCGGCGGGCGGTCGAGCCTCCACCCGGCCCTCTACCTCGACGGTCTGGTGAAGGTCGGCCCCCTGACCGGCCGGAGCGGCATCTACCCCAACCTCCGCCTCTACTGGGAGGACGAGCCGCCCACCGAGTGCGGCGACGAGTGGACCCCCGGCGTGCCCTGCGAGCCGGTGTGGACCCCCGCAGCGGCGTGTGATGTCGCCTGGGCGGCGCCCGCCTCCTGCACCGTCACCTGGGGCGCGGAGACTGGCGAGGACGTGCCCTGGGCGCCGCTCCCGGCGCCGCCCTACCTGTGCCCTGAACTGGAGGCTGTCGATGGCTGATACCTTCACGCCCAGCCTCAATCTGTGCAAACCTGAAATAAACCAGTCCGCGCAGACCTGGGGCATCAAGATCAACTCCGACCTCGACCTCCTCGACGCCCACGCTGCGGCGATGAAGTCCTTTCAGTCGGGGAACGACGCCAGGATCAACCAGCTTATCCAGGCGGCGATCCTGGCCGCCTTCCCGCGCGGCTGCGTCATCGCCTGGGCTGGCGCCATCGGGGCCATCCCGGCGGGGTGGGCGCTCTGCAATGGCGGCAACGGGACGCCCAACCTGTCGGACCGTTTCATACTCGGCAATGGTGGCTCCCGCACCCAGGGCGAGGCGGGCGGCGCCTTCAGCTATGCCGCCGCCACCGACACCCAGGGCGGGCACAGCCACGGCGGCAACACCGCCGACATGACGCTGACTGCCGCCCAGATGCCGTCGCACTACCACACCGGCGTCACCGACGCGCAGGGCGACCACAATCACTCGGTCGGCGCGTGGGGTGCGAACGGCGGCGGAGCCAACGTGGCGGTGGGCGGCGGGTTCTTCACTGGTGCCGCCATCGGCACCAGCGTCAATGGCGCCCACCAACATAATTTCTACACCACCTACCAGGGCGCCGACCAGCCGCATCACCACGGCATCGGCGGAGATGGCTCCCACGCCCACAACATCACCACCAACGCCGTGCCGCCCTACTACGCGATGGCCTACATCATGAGGCTGTAACGATGGCGACCCTCACCCCAGTCCTGGGCCTGTCTAAACCCATCGTCGGCGCCGACGACGATGTCTGGGGAAATATGTGGAATGCGAACGCGGACATCATTGATGGGCTGGTGAAGCCGGTTGACCTCGCGCCCTACCTCCTGAAGGCGGGCGGGGCGATGACCGGCCTCCTGTCGCTGTCCGCCAACGCCACAGCGCCGCTTCACGCGGTCCCGTTGCAGCAGCTCAACGCGGCGATCTCTGGGGTGAACACCAGCCTGGGCGCCTACCTCCCGCTGGCGGGCGGGAACATGCAGGGCCAGATCGTGCTGGTGGGGAATGCCGCCGCCGCGCTCAATCCGGTCCCCCTCCAGCAGCTTGACGCCACGGTCGGCAACTACGTGCAGAAGGCCGGGGACACGATGACCGGCCCCCTGACCCTGCCGGGGAACGCCACGCTGAACCTCCACGCGGTGCCCAAGCAGCAGCTCGACATGGGCCTCGCCAACTATGTGCTGAAGGCTGGCGACACGATGCTGGGTCCGCTGGCTCTGTCGGGCAACGCGGTGACGGCGCTCCAGGCGGTCCCGCTCCAGCAGATGCAGGCTGCCGACGCCACCAAGATCGGGGACGCGCCCAACGACGGCGCCTACTACGCCCGCAGGAACCTCGCCTGGGCGGTAGCGCCCGGCTCCGCGATCTCCACTGACGCGCCCAGCGATGGCACCGCCTACGGGCGCCTGAACGCGGCGTGGCAGAAGACGCCTTGGTTCACTGCCAAGGGCAACGTGATGCTGGGCGTGCCCGAGCCAGCCAACATGAGCACGACCACGGCGTTGGACGGCGGATCGCTAGTTGGGTGGTATGTGACTGCCAACAACTACATGAGTTCGATGTATTACGACGGGACGAACTACCGTCGTTTGAATGCGACCGTGGCGCCGTCACAGATCATCGCAGGCGGCGCCTATCAATTCCAGAGCGCGGCGGTGGGCGCCGCTGACAGCACGATCCCGACGCTGAATACGCTGTTCACCATGAGGGCGGACACGTCGGCGGGAACCGGCGCTGGACCTCCCTCCAACGCAATAGCGGGGCTGCTCTCCAGCACCAATGGCCTCCTGACGGCAAGTTATCTTGGCTTCAATATGTATAACGGACCAAGCAACTGGTTCGCCCGCGCCACCGGCTTCAGTGCGATGCTGTATTTCGATGCGGGCAACGGCAGCCTGAACGTATACACCGGCGGATCGGTCGCGGCGGGCGCCGTCACGCCGATCTCCCAGCGCGCGATATTTTCTCCCAGCTTGTTCACGGTCAACTCCGACATAGTCGCGACCGGCGCGATATGGGCGGCTAACCTCAATGGCTCGTTCGGCCTGCAAAACTTCGGCGGCGGCTGGTGGGGGCTGCGGCTTAACTCTCCCGGCTGGCGCATCCAATGGAACAGCGCCAACGGCGACCTGCAATTCGTCAATGACACCGGGTCGGCCCGGTTCACGTCCTTTAGCGGCGGGACGTTCACAACGGCGGGCTACATCAGCGCGGGCGGCGCGGATGGCAACGGCTACGGGTTCACCAGCGGCTATGGCGCGTGGCTGGGGGGTTCGCTCTACGCCGCTAGCAATGTCACGGCGGGGAGCGGCGTGTATGGCGGCTATATTCGCTCATACGGCGATATGGCGGTCGATGCCAATTTCTATTGCACCTACATGCGCGTTGCCAACGGCATCATGAACTACAACGGCACCATGTGGGTCGCCGACAACAATGCCTACTATATGGCGCGCAACAGCAGCGACGGGTATTGGCGCTTTGTCGATAACAACAACATCAACATAGAAATCCGGCCCTGGGGAGAAGTCTATATTAGGGGACGGCTTATGGTTTATGGCGGCGATATTCTATGCACAAACGCCAGCATCGGCGTGCGCTATTCAAGCGGCTCCTACAGCACAGGGCAGGCTTTCCTGTTCGGTTGGAACAACGTGATCGGTAACCTTGCGACGATATCGATCGACAATGGCGGCGCCGTCTACGCAATGGCGAATGCGTCCGATGCGCGCCTCAAGGGTGAGATCGCAACCAGCGATCATGATTGCCTTGCCACCGTGCAAAAGCTGGCAGTGCGTCGGTTCCGCTGGAAGACCATGAATGACCCCTGGTCGCTGGCGAAGGCACGCATGCTGGACGATGCGCCGCTGAAGCGCGTGGGTCTGGTCGCGCAGGAAGTGCGCGAGGCATTCCCTGAAGGCGCCTGGGAGGGCGATGATTTCGAGGACCATCTCGGCCGCGTGTGGGGGCTTGACCAGAACGCCATGATCGCCCTGCTGGTTGGGGCAACGCAACAGATGGCCGCACGGCTGGCCACATTGGAAGGACGCCACAAATGACCGCAACCATCATCTCCACGGCTGGTAGCTTCACGTTCGGGCAGATGACTACCCAGACCGTGTCCCGCCTGATCGCCACGCACACCCAGATCGGCCGCCTGCGGGACGCCATCGCCACCGCCAGCTCCGGCTATGCCGGGACGCCGGGGACGCAGTTTGAGGCGCCTCAACAGGGGGGCATGGGCGGGCCGTTTCCCGCCACCAACCTGTTCGGCGTCATGCCTGACGTGGCGGAGCCAGGGAAGAACGGCACCGACTACGCCTTCGCCGTGAACTCTCTGGAGGCCGCGTGGCAGACGTTCTGGACGGCGGCGGAACCTTTCATCGAACAGCTCGACAACGGGGGGACATCGATGTGATCGACACACTGGTCTACCTGCTGATCCTTTGTTGCGTATTCGGGGTGATCTACTATGTGCTCCAGCTCCTGCCGCTGCCTGCGCCTTTTGGCCTGATCGTTCAGGTCATTTTGGCGTTGGTGCTGGTGCTGTTCCTGCTCGACATCCTGCTAGGTGGGCGCTGGGTCGGCCTGGGGCCGCCGAGGCGGCTGCCGTGAGCGTGGCCTATGTTTTCAACGAGGCCGGGCGGGGCTTCACCCTGTCAGTCTACCGGCGCCCGTTCGCCGTCCGGGTCTACCTCGCTGGGCGGGTGTTCTACCTGTGGGGCCGGCCGTGACAGGCCGCGCTCCAGTATGTCGCGGATGGCGGCGGCGCGGCTCATCAGCCGCTCCGCGTGCCAGTGCTCGTCAATGCGTGCCGCCAATGTCGCTGATATCCGCAGTGGCATTGTCACGAATGCGTCCATCGCGCCGATCTCCACATATGCATCGGTGATATTACATGAGCGATCGAGCCATCTACTACTGGATAATCACCCTGGCCTTCGCCGTGGTGTTCACGTCATGACCCAGGGCGAGACCATACTGGTCGGCCTCTCCGATCGGCTCATCCGGGCCCTGCCGCCCGCGTTCCTGTTGTTGGTGATCCTCAACATCGTTTTTCTTGGGGTCGCCAGTTACGTGTTCGCCCACAACACCGAGGTCCGCAACGTGATGATCGCAAAAATCATTGATACCTGCTTACAGAAAAGGGACTGATATGAAAGTTGAAATGACCCAGCAGGAGTGGCAGGCCGTGCTCACCGTCCTGGCCCGCTCGCCCTTTAACGAGGTGGCGCAGCTCATCCAGAAGATCGCCGAGCAGTTACAGGAGCCGCGCGTGCCCGATACGCCTCACCCGATCCCAGGCGACCGGCCACACTTCAAGGAGGTCACCAATGGCTAAGGGGATCGGGGGCTTCAAGCCGCCAATGCTCGCGCCCAAGATGCCCAAGCAGGCGCCTCTGCCCAAGCAGGCCGCCCTGCCCAAGGCCCTGAGCTTGGCCGCCGCCAAGGCGCCGATCGCCAAGGTGACCGTGGTCCGGCTGCCCAAGGCGCCCAAGGTGTTCACCTCCGGCCCGATGAAAGGCCTGGGCAAGCCATGACCCTGTCGCCCCTCAAATTCCCGCCCGGCATCGCCCGCGTCGGCTCCGACGGGATGCAGAAGGGGCGCTGGTGGAACGCCAACCTGATCAGGTGGCGGAACGGCGGGCTGGTGCCGGTGGGCGGCTGGGTCCGCCTCACCAGCGCGCCCATCGCCTCGCCCGCCCGCAAGATGCTCGCCTGGAGGTCGGGACTGGACATCCGCTACCTCGTGATCGGGACCGACACGCAGCTCCTCCTGTTCGATCAGGACAAGATACTGGACAAGACCCCGGCGGGGTTCGTTCCACTGCCGCCGATCAACGCCGGGGGCGGCTACGGCACCGGGCCGCACAATTATTCCACCTACAGCACGCCCCGCGATGCGGGCGCGTTCGGCCCCGGCGGCAACCCATACGCGCGGGCGCCGACGTGGACCATCGATACGTTTGGCGAGGACATCATGGCGGTGGCCAGCTCCGATGGCCGCCTCCTCCATATGTCCCCCAACAGCACGACCACCGCCACCTTCGACCCCCTGGCCACGGTGATCGCGAATGCCCCCATCAACAATCGAGGCGTGATCGTAACGGAGGAGCGCCATGTGATGCTCTTCGGCGCGGGCGGCAAGCCGCGCGGGATCGCGTGGTGCTCGCGCGAGGACTTCAATAATTGGACCTTTACCGATCCGAATAATACGGCAGGCTTCCTTGAGCTGGACTGCCAAGGGGTGTTCGTCAACGCGGTAAAGGTCCGGGGCGGCATCCTCCTGTGGACGGAGAAGGAGCTGTGGATCGCGCGCTACGTGGGCCTCCCGGCGGTCTACGGTTTCGAGCGGGTGGGCCAGAGCTGCGGCCTGATCGGACCCAACGCCTTCGCCGCCGCCGCAGGCAGTGCGATCTGGGCCGGGTCGGGCGCATTCTGGACCTACACGAATGGAACGGTGCAGCCTGTGCCCTGCGATGTCAGCGACTACTTCTTCCGCCGTGCGCTCCCCGAGAGCCTGTCTGCGCGGATGGTGGGCGGCGCCAACGGGACGTTCCCGGAGGCTTGGTTCTTTTTCCCCGAGGACATCGGGACCGAGAACTCCGCTTATCTGGTCTACAACTATCTGGAACACTGGTGGACCATCGGCAAGCTTGGCCGGTCCGCCATCGACGGCTCCGGGGTCTGGCCGACGCCGCTCATGGCCGGAACGGACCAGCACATCTACCAGCACGAGACGGGGTGGACCGCCGCCGGGGAGACGCGGGCCGGGCAGGTATTCATCGAGAGCGCCGCCCAGGCGGGGCCAGCCAATGGCGACCGCATCATGCACGTGGTGGGGGCGCAGCTCGACAACGGGACGTCCTACGACTGCACCACGTTCTCCGCGTTCACTAGGTCAACCTCCGACGACCCGGTCGAGTATTTCGAGGGGCCGTTCACGCCTTACGATGACGGGTGGGTGGAGTGCCGCTTCTCCGGCCGGGACATCCGCTTCCGCCTGGAACAGGTGGAGGACGAACCCTGGACCGTGGGCGAGATGCGCCTGGACGTGGTGCCTGGGGGGCGGCGATGAACCCCAACCTCCCCCACCCGATGAGCACGAGCTACGACCTGACCTGGGCGCAGCGTCTGGTTGATACGCTTTCGCTCGCCTTCAACCGCGTCCTCTCGACCGAGACGGCCTCGCCCTTTGCCATGCTCGTCGCCCCCGATGGCGGCGTCTGGAAGGTGACCGTGTCCAACGCCGGGGTGGTCACCACCGTCAAGATGGCGAAGGGCAAGCCACTGTGATGGACGCACGCCAGCAGAGGCTTCTGGAGCGCCTGGGGAGGGCCTTGGAGTATGGGGGCACCCAGGACATCAACTGGGTCGTCCAGGCCGCCAGGGAGGGCAGGGCGCAGATATGGGAGGGGGCTGACGCCCTGGTGGTGACTGAGGTGATAGACTACCCCCTGTGCCGGTCCGTCAGGATCGCGGGCGCGGCCGGATCGCTGGGCGGCGTGATGGCGATGGACCCGATGGTGACCGCGTGGGCGGCGAGCCAGGGGGCCACGCGCATGGAGGCCGGAGGGCGGCCGGGCTGGGACCGCGTCGGGCTGCCAGCCTGGGGCTGGGAGCGGCGCGGGTCATTTTGGACCAAGAGCCTGGAGGGAGGCGACCATGCCTAGTGGCGGCAGCAGCGGCAGCACCAGCACCAAGGTGGAGCTGCCAGCGTGGATCGAGAGCGCGGGCGCGGCGAACCTGGGCGCGGCACAGAATTATGTCGCGAACACGCCCTATCAGGCCTACGACGGGCAGCGCGTGGCCGACCGCAACGCGGACCAGAACGCCGCCGGGGACGCGATCCGGGGGATGCAGGGCCAGACTGGCAATCTCCTGGCGGGCCTGGGCGGGCAGGCCCAGCAACTCGCCAGCAGCAGCAACCCCTACACCGCGCAGCAGATCACGCCCCAGACCCTGGCCGGAACGGATTTGCAACCATATATGAACCCCTTCACCGGGGAGGTGGAGGCGAACGCTCTGAAGTCCCTGGAGAGTTCACGCCAGGGCGCGCAGAGCCAGCTTCAAGATCAGTTCCTGTCCAGCAAGGCTTTCGGGGGATCGAGGCAGGCACTGCAATCTGCGGTGACCGACAGCCTCGCGGCACAGAAGGCGGGCGACCTCTCGTCGCAGCTCCGGCAGGCAAACTTCACCCAGGCCCAGGCGGCGGCGACCGGCGACATCACCCGCAATCTGCAGGGGCAGCAATACAACCAAGCCGCCAACCTCCAGGCGGGCCTCGCCAACCAGCAAGACCTCTACAACCGCCAGACCACAGGCCTGAAGATGGCGGGCGACCTTTACGGGTCCGCACAGAAGTCCAACATCGCGGATGTCGGGCTGCTGGACACGCTGGGCCAGGGCGAGCAGGCCCAGACCCAGGCGGGCCTGGACGTGAATTACCAAAACTTCCTCGAGAAGCAAGGCTACACCAAGCAACAAATCGAATGGATGGGCCAGATGATCGGCTCCAGCCCCGGCTCCCAGACCACGACGCAGACCAGCACCCGCCCCGGCGGCAATGCGGCGGTCGGCGCCCTGGGCGGCGCGCTGTCGGGTGCGGCGGCCGGGTCGGTCGTTCCGGTATACGGCACAGCGGTGGGCGCGGTGGTCGGGGGCGTTCTCGGCGGCCTCTCGTCCCGGTAGGAGCTGAACATGACGAACGAAGACTGGCTGGCGCTACTGAAGCTAGGCGGCGCCGCAGCGGGCGCGGCGGGCGGCATGGGCGCCTTTGGCGGCGCCCCCGGCGCCGTGCCGGGGGGCGCCACCATGTCGGGCGCGGACCTGGGCGGCAACCTCACGGCGGGGGCCATTCAGCCGCCCCAGCCCCCGCCTGACTTCGGCGCGGGCATTCCGGGGCAGGCCCTCCAGCCGGGCATGGAGCAGGGCGGCATCGGCAGCGACATGGAGCGGGCGGGCGTGCTCCCCACCCAGGGGCCGCCCCTCCCCCCTTCAGCGGCACCGGCCCCGAAGCCTAACCTGGGCCTCCCGACCCAGACGCCCCTCACGCCCGCCGCCGTGGACGCCACCACGGCCAGCGCGCCGCCCCCGCCTGGGGCGGCGGGGGGCGCGCCATACCCATTTAAATACGCTGACAAACCGATCGGAACGGAGAACACTCGCACGTGGTGGGAGCGCAACGTCTCCGACCCGTGGGACAAGGCGAACGTGGTGGACCCGAAGACCGGCCTGTCACCCGCCCAGAAGGCCCTCGCCAGCTTCGGCTCCACGGCGGGCGGCGCGGCGACCAAGGCCGCCTCCAGCCCCACCGCGCCCGCTCTGAGCGGCGGAGCTGGCGCCTACAAGCCGACGCCGATAAACGCGGCGCAGATGGCCCTCACGCGCGAGCAGCAGCTTGAGCTGCTCCGCAAGCGGGCGCGCACGAGCATGCCCTGGCTCAACCGGCTCCAGGGGCAACAGGGTTTGATGGGGTAGCAACATGGGCCTCCTAGACGAAGCAGCCAGCGGCTGGGAAGACTGGTGGCACCCGAAGACGGTCCCGACCGGCGCGGCCTACGACCCCGAGACGCTAGGCTCCGCGCGAGCTGGCGCCATCGGGAACCTGGGCGGGAACCTCCTCGCCCTGGCCCAGGGCGGCCTGTCGCCGGAGACGCGCGCCCAGCTCATGCTGGGGATCGGCAAGACCCCGCTCACCTACCAGCAGAGCATGCTGGCTGGCATCGAGGGCCGCCTCCACGGCGCCCAGGCGGCCCAGGCGGAGGAGGAGGTCGCCAGCTCCAAGGCTTTCAACGCCTCCCTCGCTGACGAGATCAAGCGCCGGTCGGGCGGCGGAGCGGCGGCGGGCGGCACCCCCGTGGCGGGTGGCACTGGCGCGGCCACAGGCGGGGCTGGAGGCGCCCGGACCGCCGTGGACGCCGGGAGCATAGGCCCCTACGCCCGGACCGCCCTGGCGGCCCTCAAGGGGCCGGAGAGCGGCGGCAACGCCAACCTCCAGAACCAATACGGCTACAGCGGATTGTATCAGATCGGCACTGCCCTGGCGAACAGCGCCGGGCTGTATGAACCCGCCAAGGACGAAGCGGTCAGTGACGCCAAGGGCCACGCGGTCAACGCGTGGCGGGGCACGTGGAACGTCCCAGGCTTCGGTCCGATGACCCACCAGCAATTCCTCCAGAACCCCGACGCCCAGCAGGCGGCGGGCGAGGCGGCGATGGCGCACAACTGGAAGGACATCCAGCGCCAGGGCCTGGACAGCTACGTCGGCAAGACCATCGGCAACGTCACCATCACCCCGCAAGGGTTGCTCCAGGCGGCGTGGCTGGGCGGCGTGGGGGGCCTCAAGACGTGGCTCACCGGGGGCGGCGACCCGACCGACGCGAACAAGACGCCTGTGTCCAAATGGGCCGCGCTACAGGCCCCTGGAGGCTCCGTCACCGACGCCGGGGTGGCACAGCCTGTCCCCGCCGGGGGAGGCTCCACGGGGCAACCTGGGGCCTCTGGCGGGGGTGTTGGCGCGGGGGGTGCGTCCAAGCTGGACGCCACCGACGAACCCCGGCGGCGCGTGTCCGGACTGTCCTCCCTCACGACCGACCAGCTCACGCTGATGCGGGGCATGACGGCGAAGGAGGCCCGCGCATACATGCTGCAGCAGTCGGCCAAGATCGAGCCGACCCGCCTGTCGCCCACGGCCGTGCAACGCTACGAGCTGAACCCGAAGGCGACCTGGGTGTGGGACGAGAACGGGGTGCCGAAGAAGCTGCAGGACGCGCCGTTCGAGCCTCTCAGCGCGGCGGAGATCGAGCGGTTCAAGCTCGACCCGCGCTTCGTCTGGGGCAAGGGCGCGGACGGCAAGCCGGAGAAGCTGCAGGACGCTAAGGCCGAAGAGCTGACCGTGTCGCAGAAGATCGCCTTGAGCATGGCGCCCGACAGCATCGCGTTCCGCATGCCCGACAACACCATCCACGTCACCAGCGCGGGCAAGTCCCGCATGGCGAACGCCGCCGAGCTGGCGGCGGACCACTTCGACCCGACCGCCATTGTGGAGATCAAGCCGGACGGCACGCGGACCGTCCACTCCAAGGGCGGCACCCGCATCCTGTCCCCGGCGGAGATCGAGGGGCGCTACCCGCCCGGCACCGTGGTGCAGCTTGGGCCGGATGGCGAGAAGGTCGTGTCCGCCAGCACTGTGCTGGAGCAGCAGCGCAACGTCGAGCAGCGGCGGCAGGGCATCTTCCGCGACACCGCCGACGCCCGAAAGGAGATCGAGAGCGGCAACGTATACACGCAATACACGCTGGCCAAGCCGCAGCTCGCCATCCTCCGGCAGGCGGCGCCGGTCGGCAACGGTTCTTCCGACCTCGCGATGATCTACGCCTACGCCAAGATGCTCGACCCCCAGAGCGTGGTGCGTGGACCCGAGAGCGACATGATCCAGCGCACGGGCGGCGTCTTCGACACGCTCAAGGGGTGGGTCCAGCAAGTGCAGGGCGAGGGCAAGCTGTCCCCGGTCATTCGCGAGCAGCTCGTGAACATGGCCGAGAGCGTGATGCACACCTACGAGCAGCCCTGGAAAGAGCGGGTGTCGATGTATCGCAACCTCGCCAAGCGTCAGGATATCGACCCGGACAACGTCTACCCGGAGCCGACCACCATCTCGCACTACGTGCCGCCGGGGCAGAACAAGCCGCTCCCGGAGGGGCACACCCCGGACACCTACACCGCCGGGTTGCGGGAATACGTGGCGAAGAACCCGACCGCCCGAGCGGCGGCGGAGCAGCTCATGCGCGAGCACGGCCTCGACCCCGCCGCGCTGCGATAGGAGGCGACGATGGGCACCACGACGTCACCGGCACCCCCGATGGAAGACTTCTTCGCGAACGAGGTCGCGAAGAAGCAGAAGGCGATGGAGGAGAGCAACCGCCAACTGGAGATCGCCAACCGCTCCACGGCGGAGAGCGTCGGGCGCGGCACGCGGGCCTTCGGGACCGGGTTGAACGACGCCATCGGCAACGCGGTCGGCGCGATCCCCGACGCGATCCAGTGGGGCGTGAGGAAGACCGGCCTCCCCGCCACGCCCCCGGACTACTTCTCGGGGCTAGCGCGCAGCTCCCTCAACTCGGTCGGGGACTACCTCGCCGGGGGCCACCTCAAGCCTGACACGCCAACGGAGAGGAACCTCTACAGCGCGGGCCACGGGGTCGGTGACGCCGCCAGCATGATGGTCCCGGCCGCAGGGGTGGCGCGCATTGCCAGGGGCGCCAGGGGCGCCCTGGGGGAGACGGGTGGCGCGCGGCAGGCCCTGGTCGAGGGCGGCGACATGGCGACCTCCGTCCAGCCCGGCAGCATGACCGGCAGCGTGGCGACCAACCTCTCCGCCAATCCCTTCATGCAGCTCACCTCCGGGGCGGCGGGCGGCAGCGCGGAGCAGGCCACCGGCAGCAAGTGGGGCGGGCTGGCCGGAGCGGCGGCGGTCCCCCTGGGGGCGGGCGTGTTCCGGGGCCTCGTCTCACCCGGCCTGTCGCAGCTCAACCCGGAGCAGGCCCGCCTGCGTGACCTCCTGCTGGCGGAGGGCGTGCCCATCTCACCGGGGCACCAGTCCGGTAGCAAGCCGATGCAGGCGGTCGAGAGCGTGCTGGAGAACCTCCCGTTCACCGGAGGCCCGGCGGCGGCCGACAAGGAGGCGGCGCGCATCGCCTTCAACAAGGCGGCCCTGGCGCGGGCGGGGGAGCACAACGCGGACTACGCCACGCCCGGCATCGCGGGCGACGCCGCCAACAGGGGCGTGGTGCAGCAGGCGCTCGACCGGTCCGGGACGAGGATGCAGGAGATATACGGCCGAAACGACCTGAACCTTGACCCGGCGACGATGCAGCCGATTGCCGAGAGCCTCGCCACCGCGAGGCGCACGATGTCGGACGAGGCCTTCGGTGTGGTGCAGAGAAAATACAATGACTTCGTGGATAAGATACTGAACCAGCCCAGCGGCGGCACCTACGTGCCGGGGCCAGCCTACAAGCAGCTCGACAGCGACCTCTCGCGGATGATCCGGACCGGCACCGACCCGGCAGTGAAGGACACACTGCTGGAGATGCGGAACGCCTTGCGCGACGGGTTCGGCCGCAACATCGCCAACGCGGAGGAGGGCGCCGCCCTGGCGGAGGCCCGCCGTCAATACGCTAGCGGAAAGGTCATCGAGGGGGCCATGAACAAGGGCACCCCCTACACCCTGGCCGGGAACATCCCGCCGTCCGGGCTGATCGAGCAACTGAAGAAGGGCACCGGCAATTTCGTCGCCAAGGGCGCGGGCGACCTCCGCGACCTCGCGGCGGCGGGCAAGACCTTCCTGACCGAAACGATCCCCAACAGCGGCACGGCGCAGCGTCTCTTCTGGCAGTCACTCCTGACCGGCGGCGCGATAGGCGGCGGCCTCGCGCACGACCCCCTCACTGCCGCGATCTCGACCGGCGCCAGCCTCGTCCTCCCCACCGCCGCGCAGGCCCTCATGCGCTCCGACGCGGGCAAGCGTTACCTGACCAACCAAGCCGCCCGGAACATGCCCGGCCAGCCCACGGCGGGCATGTGGGGCGCGACCCAGACGGACCAGCTACCGGGCCTCTTCGACCCGTCGCCCCAGCCCCCGAAACGTCGTTACGACTTCGACGTGACGCCGACCCGGTAGGCCTACTTGACGTAGCGCGGCCCCCGGCGGCCCTTGGCCGACAGGGGGAAGCGTTCCGCCCAGACGGGGAGCTGGCACATGACGTCGAGCATCTCGGGCACCGACCCGTGCCCGACCGGCGGCTCGCAGATGATCTCGTCGTGGACCAAGGCGATGGGCCTGTAGCCTGCGTCCTCAAGCCGCAGCGTGCCGTGGACCATGAGGTCGCGGCAGAGGCCCTGCACGGCGTTCTCCGTCAGCCTGCCCCCGTAGGTGTGCCCGCGTTCCCACTTCTTCGACTTCGGGTTCACTTGCATGTAGGTGACCATCTTGCCGCCAAACTTGCCCGGCTCCAGCAGGGGCTGATTGTACCAGAGGTATCGGCCACTCGGCAGCTTCATGCGGAGCCACTGCCCGTCCTTGAGGAACGCGACCTTCGCCCCCAGGCCGGTGTGGACCGAGATCACCACGCCCGGCCGCCCCACGGCCTCGACCGCCCCGTCCTGCAGCGCGAACCACAGCTTCGGGATGCGCGGGAAGGTGTCGCGGTAGACCGTCACCGCGCGCTGCGCGTCCTCCGGCGACAGCAGCACGCCGCCCATCGCGAGGACCGTCTCGCGGAACTTCCACCACCCCATCTGGTAACCGGCGCCGAGCACGAGCGTCTTGCCCACGTGCCGCTGCCAGCTATCGGGGGCGACGTCCGCCGCCCTCATGCCGAAGACCCTGGCGGCCATCTCCTCGTATATCTTGCGACGTTCCATGAACGCATCGAGGAGGTCGGTCTGGCCCGACAGCCACGCGACCCCGCAGGCCTCGACGGAGCTGTAGTCCCCGGAGGCGATCTCAAACCCCGGCCGGGCTATGATGCTCCCCCGCAACATCTTGGAGATCACGTCGAGGGGCGGGCCGACCAGGGCGTTGACCAGCTCGCCGCCGCCCGCCATCACGTTGCGGACCCCTTCCCAATCCGCAACGACGTCGCGGGGGAAGTTTTGGATTTGCACGCCGTGGCTGATGTAGCGCCCGGTGTTGGCGCCGTGGTAGCCCAGCATGCCCCGGACCACGCCCTCCGCGTCGGCGCGCTCCGCGATGGCGTCCAGCTTCCGCACGCTGATCTTCCCCGCCTCCAGGCGGACGTTCAGGACGTCGCGCTCGTGCTCCCCCACACGGGGGTCGGCCAGGAGGCGGATCACGTCCCGGCGGCGCATGTCGGGGAGGCTCTCCTCCTCCGGCTCCTCGTCCTCCTCCGCCTCGACCACCTCTTCGGTGACGAGGTCGCTGTCGCGCTGCAGCTCCGGCGGCTGCGACAGGTCCACCCCCTGGGCCAGGAGGTATCGTTTCAAATCCTTGATGCGGGAGGCCTGCTTGACGCGCCCCTCCGTCAGCTCCGACATCACGCAATCCAGCACCACCCGCGTCTCCTCCGCGATGACCTTGGCGGCGCGGACGAAGTCCAGATCGAAGCAGACGCCTCTGTCGTTCATCACCTCCGTCTGCTCCCAGGCTTCCTTCTCCCCCGGCGGGAAGGCGCGGAGGCTGCCGTCCAGGGCGCGCTCGACCTTCACATCGATGCTGCAATAGTCGGAGAGCTGCAGCATGCGCTCCTCGTCCTCCCACCAGACCGGCGTCCCGTCCACCAGCGTGGAGCGGGGGCGGCACATGCGGAGCATGAGGCTGTAGCCTTTCTGGTCCTTCTTCACGTCCAGGCCGATGGCGATGGCGGCGTCGTTCAGCGACCCCGGCAGGGCCTGGACCCTGGCGCGGGCCATCGTGCAGTCCCACCGCCAGACCGGCACCTCCGGCCAGCCATGCCGGGGCGCCAGGATGTCCCGGAGTATGATCCGCTCGAAAGCGGCGTTGTGGGCGACGATGCGGAACTTGTGGTCCTCCAGCGCCGCCCGGAACCGATCCGGCAGGCGCTGGCCCGGCCGCCACTCGACAGGCGGCTCGCCCCCGATGGCGAGGCGGGCGAGCGTCACCGAAGTGTCCGGGTGGGCGGCGTAGACGTAGACCCCCGCCCGGCGCAGATCGACCGTAGACCTTGTTTCGCAGTCCCAATAAAGCGTCGGCTGCACCGGGCGGGGCATGGTCAGAACGCCACTCTGTAGACATGGGCCAGACGGCCGGAGCGGGTCCGGCGCTTTTCGGCTGTCGGCTCCACCCACCCGCCTAGCTCCAGTTCACGCAGGCGGGCACTCGCCGTCTGGTGGCGGAGGTCGAGTGTCACCTCGATCTCATCGCATGTCCTACCCGCCGGGCTGTGTCTCACCTCCCTGTAGATGCTCCGCCGCAGGCGGCCCAGCACGTCGTCGTTGATGCTGTCGGCGGCGTCCTCGCTGGTATCGGACCCCGCAACAAAGCCCGGACGGGTAGGATACATGGCTCAGAACTCCTCCGACATCTCTTCGGCAACGACGTCGAAGTCCTGGGTGGGCGAGGTCCGCCCGAAGACGGCGTCGTGCTTCAGCAACTGGATGTTGCTAAGGCCCAACGAGATGCCGATCCCCATGCGGGTGTAGATGAACGGCCGCACGCTGACCTTCGCCCACCGCCCGCCGTAAATCTCTTTCGGGTCCGTCACCTTCTCCAGCATCCCGTTCACGATGCCGGGCATCTCGGCGGACGTGCAGGAGAAAAAGTGCCAGCCCGGTTCGTAGCCCGCATAGTTGGGCTTCTCTTCCGCCCGGCGAACGACCGCATCCGGCTTGCGGGCAGTGGACGGCCACTTGGCTTTGTCCTTGCCCCAGGCCTGGGTGCAGAGGTCTTCGCAGGACGCCAGGATGGCGGCCACGTCCTTGCTGCCGGGCGGCAGCAGCAGCGACATCCGGTAGCGCGGCCCATCCGGCGTCTCTTCCGGGGGCAGGATGTTCGGCCACGAGATGCGGCCGGGGCCGACCACGAGGCGGGGGACTTCAGGCTTCTTCGTTCCAGACATGGACTTATATTCCTTCGGGTTCAACGGTGAAGTCGGAGTGCGGCGCCGAAAGGGCCGGGCGCCGGTCGGCCTCCGGCACCAGCGTGGTGCCTGGATCGGACATGGTCACGAGCTGGGACCACGTATCGGGTAGCGGCAGCTTGTAAGTCTTGAGGGCCTTCTCCGCCTGGGCGGGGCTGATCAGCTTGGACGCGAACCGCTCCCCGTCAGTGAGGCCCACGGCGAGCAGGGCGGTCCCGGCCTTCTCCTCGTCCGCCCAGATGCGGCGGCCCCGCTTGTTGACGATCTTCCAGCCGGGGACAGCCTGCCCCTTCTCGGCCAGGGCGTGGGCGTGCGCGCGGATCGAGGCCAGCCACGTCTCCACGATGTCCGCGCGCGTCAGCAAAGTCCCCAGCTCCTCCGGCGAGAGTGACAGCGGGTCAGGCGGGTCCGCGAAGTCCGCCCTGGCCGCCTCCAGGGCCTGGGCGCGCAGGGCCGGGCATTCTCCGGCGGCCCGACAGAATGTGCAATGGTCGCCGGCGACCAGCTTGGCGTCGGGGGCGGTCGCCGCCCTGGCGATCTGCAGCATGTCGCCCGCCAGCTCGATCATCTCCCCCACCCCGACCGTCGCCCGCTGCGGCGGCCCCAGGCGGGGCTGGACCACCACCAGCTCGATCACCTTGATCTCCACCCCCTGGGGGACCGACTGCATGGCCCCCAGGGCATACCCCCCGAGCTGGAAGTTAACGCGGCCATCGGGGCGGCGCACCGGCACCGCGTGGCCCCCTCCCGTCTTGAGGTCCACCACGTAGAGTACCGGAGGGGCGACGATGACGGCATCGACGGTCCCCCGGAACAAATCGTGAATGTCTCGCATCCAGAATTGATGCTCGATCCGCAGGACGCCGCCCAGGCGGGCGTGGGCCTCCCGGACCTCGTCCACGTAGGGCTGCAGGAGGTCGCACCCGTCGATGTCGTCGGGAATGTGGTCGGTCGGGTCGGTGTTGGCGATGAGGCACTCGGCCGCCACCGCGTGGAGGTCCGTCCCTCGCTTCGCGTAGGAGCTGGGGCGGTCCGGCCGCCCCGCCTCCGCCGCCATGCTGCCGGGGCACATGAACCGCCGTTCAAGGACGCTCATGCCCAGGGGCGAGTGCCCGGCGGGGATCACGTCACCCACCGAAGACCTCAATCGCAGACTGAGCTGCGGCCAGGATGGCGGGCCACTTATCCACAGGGCACTGCAGCAGCTTCGGTGCGCCGCCGACCTCCTCAAGGAGCTGGATCACGGTCTGGTTGCGGCCCGGCGCCTTGTTGGCGAGGACCACCAGCACGGCCCGCAGCTCCTCCTCCGAAGGGGTTACCGGGGGCGTATACGGCGGAGTTTCGACCAGGGGAGCCTCTAACTCCGCCGTGCCGTGGACGCCGTTAGGCTTGGCCGCCACGGGGGCCATTTTAGAGGCCCTGGGCGCCCTCTTCACGGGGGCCGGGCGATCACTCCGGGCCTCCTCCACAGGCGCCTGTGGGGCCTCCTGCGGGGCCGCCTGGGGCACGTTCGTCAAGGGGGGCAGCTCGTCCTCCGACAGCGGCAGCTCCTCCTGGCCGGGGTGCTCGATCCGCTCGCCCAGCAGGCCCGAGAGGGCGTCGGCGGCGATGCCGGGGAAGGAGGACAGGTCCGCCGCCCCCTCGTCGTCCGCGTGGCGGAGGAACCACGCCAGCAAGCGGGGCGTGACCTTCAGATTGACCATCATCTGGACGGCCACCTTGTTCTCGGGTTCGTCACTCATCACGAAGTCCTTTCGATAATGTCATGGATTATCTCACGCTTGCGGGCGAGCACGTCGGCCACCCTGGCGTCCACCGACCGGGCGACAGCCAGCAGGGAGACGTTCACGCCCCGGAGCTGCCCCGCGCGGTGGAGGCGGGCGACCGCCTGATCCAGCGCGGCGGGCGTCCACGGGAGGTCGAGCATCACGCACCGGGAGGCGTGCTGCAGATTGAGGCCGAAGCCGCCAACCGTGGTGTTGCAGATCAGCACACGCGGCCCGCCGTCCTCCTGAAAGTCCGCCAGGGCGGTGGCGCGCTGGACCGGCGTCGTGTCCCCGATGAGGAGGCGCGACCCGTAGGGCGCCAGGGCGGTGGCGACGTGCTTGAGGGCGTCAATGTGCGAGCCGAAGACGACGACCCGGTCGAGGCCCCCCAGCAGCTCCGCGCGGATGACCTCCACCGCCGCCGGGGCCTTGGCCAGGGCAGTCACCCGGCGGGTGGACGCCAGGGGGAGCATCATCGCCTGGAGCCGCTGCCACGCCGCCTCGTCCCCGTCCTCGATGGCGGCCAGGACGATGTCGATCTCCGCGAGCTGCTCCGGCGTCATGGTCGCGTTCATCGCCGCCCGGTCCTCGTCCGATATCTCCACCGGCAGGCGGGACATGACGACGGGCGGGAGGCTGGTGATGTCGCGCAGCTTCAGCCTGGAGGAGCACTGGCGGAGAATGTTCCCCAGCTCCGGGAGGTTCTTCCCGCCCACCACCACGGGTCCGAATATCTTCATCTTCACCACGCAGAACCGGTCCATGAAGGTGGCCACGGAGGTGACCCCCTCCGGCAGGAGGTCCGGGCGGAGGCGGCTGAGATGCGTCCACAGCTCGTCCGGGGTGTTCAACACCGGGGTGCCGGTCGCGATCCAGACCCGGTCGGCCCGCCTGAAAAGGGCACCCTTGCTGTCCATCCTGGCGCCGTAGACGGCGCGGGTCCGGACGGTGCCGCTGTGCGCCAGGGCGTGGCCCTCGTCGCAGACCATGCTGGCCCACCGCAGGGCGAAGAGCTGGCGCCAGATCGGCACCGCGCGCATCAGGTCGTAGGAGACAATGACAACATCGGCGGAGGGCCAGATGTTGTCCTTTCCTGTGCGGACCACCTGAACCAGGGCGCCCGGCCGGAACCGCGTCACCTCCTGCTCCGCCTGGGCGACCAGCATGCCCAGCGTCACCCAGAGCTGCCGCCCGGCGGGGCCAGCTCCGCCCGCCGTCTCGCCCGCCTTGATGAGGGCCGCCGTCTTGCCGGTGCCCATGTCCCACAGCAGCAGCCTGTGACCGGCCAGGAGGTCAGCCTGGACCGCCTCCTGATGCGCCCAGAGCGCGGGGGCGGTCACCACAGGTTCTCCTTCCCGACCCGCGCCACGATGCTGGACGGCACCACGCCGGGGGCCAGGAGGCCCTCCACTGTTTCACGTGAAACAAGCACCTTCCGGCCCAGCCGGAGGTGGGGGAATTTACCGGTGCGGCACCATTCGTAGAGCGTGCGCTTCGGAATACCCAGCATCTCGGCGGCGCGGGCCACCGATATCATGGGTTTTTGGCGGGCGGGCGGCATGTTCTCTCCTGACGGGGTTGATCCGTCCTGTGCAAGATGGGGCACCCCCGCACCGAGGCCCAATCACATAACCGTGATTGCACTGGACGGACCTTGCACCACGGGCGCCACAGTCCTATCTCTGGCTCTCGTTGAACCGCTGGCCCCGAAAGGCACCACACCATGACCAATGAGCACCGCCTGAAGCTGGAGCTGTCCATCATCCGCCGCATCGTGAAGGACGCCCTCGCCCTGGGCTACACCGTGTCGGTGTGCGACGGCGAGGAGTGGACCGTGAAGCGGTCCACCAAGCTGGGCCAGATCATCGCGGCGGTCCGCACCACCGACGAGGACTACCTCGCGTTCCGCACCGCTGACGGCACCTACGTCGGCAAGGTGTTCCTCGTTTACGGCAACGAGCCTTACGAGGTGATCAACGACTACAGCGCCAACGAGGCGACGGAGGCCCTCCTGAAGGGCGCCAACGCCCTGGCCGCCAAGGTCGAGGAGCGTTGCTAATGGCCCGCCCCTTCACCCCCGGCAAATACCAGAACCAGCTCCTGGCGGAGCTGGCCGCCTCCCCCTTCAACCGCATCTGCGTCGAGACGGCCTGGGGCCGCGCCCACGGCGGCGGCAAGGTCAAGTATGGCGCCCGCCGCCTCCACGCCGCCCACGGTCTGGTCACTGCCGGGCTGCTGGAGTGGATCGACACCGAGCGCAGCGTCGAGGCCCAGGGTAACGGCAATAACATTCATTACAGTTTGTTCTACTACTGCCGCCCAGCGGCGAAGGAGGCCTGACATGGCAAACCGTTTAGCTCACGAGGTGATCGCCCTCGACCGCTTCACCGTGTCCACCGTTGGGGAGCTGCGGGCCGTTATGGCCCGCCTCCAGGGCATGGGCATCGCTGACCACGATCTGCTGGACGGCGAGCACAGCGTGACCGTGCTGGAGGAGACGCTGTCGGACGGCTCCCAGGCGGTCGAAGTCCTGATCCGCCCGGTGGTGCGTTACTGATGCGGATCATCATCCACATGGGCGGCGCCTGGAGGCTGTCCGCCCGCGCAATGGCCAAGCTGAAGAAGCAGATCGCGGCCGGGGAGGGATACCAGCTCGACGCCCTGGGCACTTACCTGGGCGAGGTCTGCTACCCCGGCGACCTGGGGGGCGAGTGATGACCGACGCCGAGTTCATCGCTGCCCTCGCGCAACGGATCAAGAGCCTGGAGGAGTGGCTGGAGGAGGAGAACATCTCCGGCCGCTCCATCGTGGAGGAGTGGCACCCCGGCGCAACGCCGGAGGAGATCGACCGCGTGATGGAGGCGATCTACGCGATCTTCGACGCCGAGATCGACGCCAAGCTGGCGGCGGAGGAGGCCCCATGACCCAGACCCTGGCGGCTGTGGTCGCCATCCTGTGCGGCGGCTGCTTCGCCGCCTGGGTGCTCACGATCTACGACCAAGTCCGGGAGGACGAGGCCCGCACCAAGCGGGAGCTGGAATACTTCTACCGTAACAACACCCCACAGGAGGACGAATGAACCCCCGCGCCACGCTGCTCTGCAATCAGGCCGACATCGCCTGGGCCTTGGAGGTCCACGCGACGACGCTGAAAGGCCCCTACGGCCTCGCCATGCTCTACGGCAACGAGGACGCCCCGGAACGCATCGACTTCTGGAACGAAGAGATGCCCAAGCACGACACACCCCCGGCTGCCATCTGGCACCCGGCAACCAAGGAAGACTGACATGGCCCTGAAGATCACGAAGGCGGAACGGACCGCCCTGGCTGACATCATCAAGACTATCGACAGCGAACGCGACAACGCCAACGACGCCCGCCGCGCCTTGGCCGACCGCATCTCGGAGGTCCGCGACGAGCTGGAGCAGCTCCTTGCAGAGGCGAACCAAGCCATCGCGGACTACAACGGCAGCCTGCAGGAGTTCACGGCGTGGCGGGACGAGGTCGCCCAGCGCCTCAACGACGAGGTGGGCGAGCGGTCCGAGAAGTGGCACGAGAGCGACAAGGCGTCGGAGGTCGCGGACTGGATCAGCACGCTGGAGAGCATCGAGCCGGAGGAGGTCGAGGAGCTGGACGAGATCGACCTCCCGGACGTCAGCGAGGAGATCGAGGAAGGCGACTTTGTTACGGAGGTGAGCGATCTGGCCGACGCGCCGGAGATGGCGTGATGCGGACGAGCGGCGGCGGGCGGTTCACGCCCGGCCCCTGGGGCTGCGCGTGCGGCAGCCTGCTCCCCCGCCGGGAGCTGGCTGACGCCAGGGGCATCTTCTGCGCCTACGTCTGCGACGAGTGCGAGGCGGAGAAGCGGGCGGCCTTCCGGTCCGACATCTTCACCGACCCGCACTACCCGACCATCGAGGACATCGAGGACGACGACGGGAACGCCGCGATGGACACGCTGCAGGAGGTCGAGCGGAACATGCTGCGCCTCCGCGACCTCCTGGCCAAGGCGGAGGCGGCCCTGGAGCATTTCGTGGCGCCGCCGGGGGCGGAGCAGGCCCTGGAGGACGTGCGGGAGGCGGTCCGGGAGCTGGCCAAGGCGATCCCGAGCGAGGAGGAGATCACCTCCTTCACCGACGCCGTGGTGACCCAGATGCACGAGGACGCAGACGACGACGAGGACTAGCTGGGGTGCGCGGGGTGCATAGGTGGTCCCCTTGCACCCCGGCTGCCACAGCCCCATCTATGGTTCTCGTTGAACCGCTGCCCCAGGAGAACCCGATGACCCGCACCCCCGACAGCATCCGCCAGTCCAACCTCCTCGACGCCGCCAATGAGCGCGCCATGCACCGCACCCAGGTGGACATCTTCCACCAGAACGACGACGGGAGCTGGACCCTGCGCTCCTTCGGTGACGAGAAGACCGCCGTGTGGGCGGAGGGGGTCGCCGCCCGGCGCGGGGTAGTCACCCGCCGCGCCTGAAAATAAATCGGCCGGGGCCTCTTGCACCCCGGCCACCACACCCCCATCTCTTGATCTCGTTGAACCGCTGGCCCCGAAAGGCACCCCTCCGATGACCATCAACACCGACCTCCTCAACGCCAAGCTGATCCGCAGCGCGGCCCACGCCGTCGTCATGTATGCCTACGACAACGCGGAGAAGGGCTACCTCTGGTCGGCTGGCACCGACATGCAGGACGCCTCCAAGCTCTACCTGTCGCTTCACGACCACGAGCAGGCCGCCCGCTACGAGCGCGTTGCCCAGATCATGTTCAAGCAGGCCGAAGAGCGCGATGCGGCGGAGGCCCTCCTCCGCGCCACCACGGCCGCCGAGCAGGCCGAGAACAGCGCGGGCTGGACCTTCGGCACCCCCCTCGTGATGGAGGGCTGAGAGATGGCCGCCACCACACTCATCGCCCGCCGCGCCTCCGGCCGGGACGTTCCGATCTGGAACGTCTTTGCCTGCGGCTCCAGCATCGGCAGCCTGACGAACCTCCCCCGCGAGCGGGCGTGGTGCCTCACGGCGCGCTACTGCGGCCGCCTGCTCGACTTCCGCGCCGCCAGCCGCGAGGCGGTCCTCCTGGCCCTGCGTTGCGCGGTGGACGCCATCGACCACGCGATGGATCAGGACGAGGCGGACGGGTGGGTCGAGGACGAGGACGGCGACCTCGCCGCCCAGCGGGCGGCGGAGCGCCGGGCGGAGGACTACGCCATGCGCCGCGAACACGAGGAGCCGTGGTTTTAATCGCCCGGCACCCCTTGCACCCCGAGGGCCACAGCACCATCTGTGGCTCTCGCCATTGAACCGTCAGCCCCGAAAGGCTCCCCCGATGACCCGCACCGAAGCCGAGAAGATCATTGCCGAGAACGAGTTCCTGGGCCGCCTCGCGACCCCCGCCCAGCGCCAGGAGGCCCGCGTCCTGCTGGGCCACCCGGAGCCGCTGGTCGCCCAGTGGAACACCGGCCGCCTCTACCAGCGCGACGGCCAGCGCATCGGCGCCGAGCTGGTGTCCGACCGCAAGGGGGTCCGCATCCTGTTCCGCGACTACAGCCGCATGATCGACGGCGAGATCGCCG